CAAAAATATAAAAGTAGATAAAAAATTATTAAAATAAAAAATCATGAAAAAATTAATATCAATGACAGATTTTGATTTAGAGCAAGAATTGGAACTTAGAAATTATTTCGAATACGATAATAGAGAAGCGTTAGTAAAAATATTTAACTACGCCAACTTTTTAAAACAATTATTAGAAATATGGATGTTTGTTCCTTGTAAATTAGTTGATGGTGTTTGGGTTGTTTTAGAAAAACCAAAAGAAACCAGCGAGGGTATAGAAGCGTATGATTTTGATTGTCAAGAATACCAGCAAGCAAAAGAAAGATGTTTGTTTGAAGGGTTTAGAATTGAAAATTTTATGTTAACAAATGATGTTATAGGAATAGATCAAGCGTTAACATTATATTCAGATATTGAAAGTTTAATATATGATTTTGATGGGGATATTGAACTTGCACAAACAGTAATTAAACAAATAGGATCATGAAAAAATTAGAAAGATTATACGATAGAATTTCATTTTACTTGTGCGGAAATCAAAGAAACTTATTCCGCTATTAATGAAAAAGATGATGCAAATAGCTATGGAATGCGATACACGATATAACGATGTTTATTCCGTAGTCAGGAAGTTAAGAATTAAAGGAACAAAAGCAAATGAATTTAAAAACCCAACGGTAAGATTAGATAAATATCAAGAAGAGCTTGTGCATCAATGCTTGTATTTTGAGGGAAAAATAACAGAATTAATATTAGAAAGTAAAATGAATTATGAATCAGAATAAACCAGCCCATTACCAAACAGACGTAGATTTTGACGTTATAGATTTTTGCAATGCTTACGATTTGAATTTCAATCGTGGCTCAGTGGTTAAATACGCTGCAAGAGCTGGAAAAAAAGATGATGAAATAAAAGACTTAGAAAAAGCCTTAGATTTTATTCAAAGAGAAATAAAATATTTAAAAGAGAAATAATTATGAAATTAAGAGAAAAATTTAAAACAGAATTTAGTATAAATACATCAGGTGAGTCTGGAAGATTTGCGGATAAATGTGAAAGTATAGCAGATGAATTTGCTGTTGGTTTTGCAGAGTTTTTATATGATTGCGCCCTTGATGAAACGCTTAATAATAAATCATTAAAAGAACTTTTAGAAATCTACAAAAAAGAAAACGACTTATAATTATGAGTAAATACGACATATACAACGATAGTATTATTGACAATTTAGACGCAATGTCAAATAATACGCATATTGCAAAAAAGTTATTTCCAGATGGTACAGCAAACGAAATAGACAGGTTAAGAAAACACATTGCGACTATACGTGTTTTTGGATTGCCTAAAGAACAAAAAAAAATAAATGATGGTAATTTACACGAAAGGAAAAGTTTGGCATTAGAACCGTATAAAAATGGTAATCCTGATAATATTTTGGTAATTGGTGATTTACATGCTCCGTTTACTTTAAAAAGATATCTTGCTTTTTGTAGAGAACAACAAGAAAATTATGATTGCGGAACGATTATATTTATAGGTGATGTAATAGACAATCACTATTCAAGCTATCACGAAAGCGACCCTGATGGATATGGAGCAGGGGAAGAATTAGATAGGGCTATCGATATGATTGCGGACTGGTATCATACATTCCCAAGAGCAACTGTAATAATAGGAAATCATGACCGTTTAGTTTACAGAAAGGCTTATAGTTCTGGAGTATCTAAAAAATGGATTAGAGAATATAAAGACGTGCTTAATACTTCGGGTTGGGACTTTGTAGAAAACTTAGAAACTTTCGGAATAGATATAAATCATGGCGAGGGTGGTACCGCTAAAAATAGAATGAAAAGCGAGCTTAAAAGCCAGATTCAAGGGCATTTGCATACTCAATTATATGTAGAATATGCAGTAGGAGCGAATTTTATAATATTTGGAATGCAAGTAGGTTGCGGAGTTGACAATAAAAGCTACGCAATGGCTTATGGGAAGCACTACAAGAAGCCTGCTATAGGGTGCGGTGTAGTTATTAATAAAGGAACGCTACCTATCGCAATTCCTATGAAAATGTAAAATTATAAATTAAAATAATGTGTTCACGTTTTCGTGAACATACTGAAAATGTGAACATAAAAAAAATATTATGACAAAGTGTAAACAATGCGGGCAACTTAACGGAGTTCATAAAATGGGGTGTGAATCTCGAAAAATAAAAAACTGCTTTACACTTTACACTTTACATATTTGACTTAATGTGTTTATTTATAATAAGTTACGCTTAAAAAAAGTGTAAAGCAAGGCTTTTTTGCTTTACACTTGCTTTACACTTTCAAACTCTTTTATCCATGCATAAATAGATACTCTTGAAATCCCTAAAAGTTCAGCAGTTTCCACTTTGTTAAACTTTTTATTTACTTTCCATATCTCAAATAACTTCTCTTTTTCAGTTTTTCCTTTGTTAGCTACAATAGTGTTTTTAATCTTAGATACCTCAATAGAATTAACCTTTATTTTTTTTGCAGTAGCTACAAAGTACTTACTTAATTTTTCCGCTTTTAAGATACTTTCTTTTGATATTAGTAAAGTATTGCCACCCTCCGAAAAGAACTCGTCAAACGTGTGTATTAAGCACGCAAAACGTGGTATATAACTCTTTTGTTTAGGTAGCATTGATTTTAAATATTCATTTTCATTTTCGTCATTTTGAATAATTGTAGTTTCATTAAACATTCTCACCCATTCCTTTCTTGCATCTTCAGAAAATTTAGCAGTCATAGGTATTATTTCACCGTCGTCATTACGTTTAATGATTGATTTTAAAGTATCATAAAACATTATAATAGATTCTTTATACCAAACCAAAGTATTTTCGTCAATCTCTTTTTCATTATAACAATCTATTTTTAAGTCAGGAAATGATAAAAGCATCCTGTCCATAAATCCATTGTCTTTATTTTCATCTGTATAGAATGAATTAAATATACTCGGCTGTATTCCTCCAAGAACTGGGATAAATGGCTTTTCAACAAAAGAGCCTTTTCGAGTTAGCCTGTTTAAATTTACAGACTTACCTGACCATGTACTTAACCAAAATTCTAAATCAGAACCTTCTCTGTATTTATTCATATCTTTAAGCCATCCTGCCAGTTCGTCCTTAAAAACACCTACTGCATTATCACTTTCTTGGTGCAAATCAACTAACGCTTCAAGTGTGATGTCATTAGCTATAAATTGAGTCTTTTTAGGCTCGAATACTTCAGGATGTTCTTCTTTTTCTTTTTTGCCTAAATTACTATAAAAGTCAAATTTGTCACGTTCTTTAATATAATTCTTAATTTCCTTTTGATTAATTTTTATTAATGGTGAAATAACATTGGATATACTTGGAGTCTTACCAAGTCCAGCTTTTCCAACAATAGATATCCAAACTGTTAAATTTTCAATCCATCCTTTTTTCACCTCAACATTTATACTATTTCCAACACATACGGAAATCAACCATAACATAGAACACCCCATATAATCAATAGAACTATCTAATTTTGAATGACATTCTTTTAAATAGTTTTGCATTTCAATAGGGAATATATCAATAGGAAATACTAAATCATTTGCATTTATACTAGGTTTTTCCTCATCTGATTGAATTGATATCTTAGGTTTTATTTCATTAACTACCTTTTTTAAACGAGAACCAAAACCCTTGTTATATAAATCCTTTGCTCCGTCCGATAAATTACCTCCGTGATACTTATAACAGTACGCTATAAACGGAGTTATTTGTTTTTCATGTGGATATATAGTACCTGTGCTAAATAGGTACATTAAACCATCTTCTTTGTAAACATATCCTGAATGTGGTGACTCTGAACCATGTCTTTTTATAACATACTTTTTAGTATGATTTGCAACTATTTGAAAATCACTCCCTATAATTTCAAAAATATCTGTTTTTTGATTAAAGTCATCCCAGCATGAAATTTCATTTTCTTGGTAGTCTTGTTTTTTCTTTATAAGCTCTATTGGTTGCTCGTTTACATAGTTATAAGTACGTGAACAACTCCATAAAACCTCCCTATC